GTGAGAATCCTTTCGGATTTGAGCAGTCAATACTCTTTTTATATTTATTACTCCACTCTTCTTGGAATTGTTTAAAGGTTTTCATTATCCGTCTAAAGCAACAGTAAGACCAAGCGACATGCCTGGGAGTGATGTCCAAGAAGTTCCATTATAGAACTCCATCTTTTGTGTAGTTGTGTTATATATCATCGCACCCTCATTGAAAGTGCCTGCGTCTCTAGCAACGGTTGTGTATTGTGGCATGTAAAATGCACCAGATACTGTCGCAATTCCAACTACATTTAAGTTTCTGCCAACCTGTACATCACTTCTAGCAGTAACGATACCAATAGAATCAACGTTCTTTACATCTTCATAAGTGGCAATACCTGTAACAGACAGATTAGTGACTGTGAGATTTGTGCCTGTACAAGTATCAGCTAACTCAGACGGAGCACCAGACAATGCTGTGCTAGCAATACCAACCCACTGCGAACCATTGTAAATCAGCAGTTCATTTGTGCCTGTGGTTTGATCAAAACTTACATCATCCAGATCCTTGATGAATCCAGCACCACCGCCACCAATGGTGGAGATTTGTTGTTGAATTCTATTGATGAATAATCTGTAGTGACCAGCAAGGTCATCAAGGGTGGCAAACTTCTGATCCATTGGTGTTAATGGATCTACTTGTCCTCCTACAGACTCCTTTTCTTCTGGTGGTTCGTTGAGAAGTCCTTCCTGAAGATCTTTAATTTCTTTCTGTTCAGTCTTGATTGTTCTAACAAGTTTGAACAGTTCTTTGATGTCAACTTTTACATGACGAATCTCATCATCATAGTATTTGACTTCAGGTAGAGAGGAAACTTCTTTTCTGAGATCTTCAAAATAGTCAAGCAACAGTTTGTCTGTCTTGACGCTGTTCTCATTAAACTCATTGACCTTCTTGTCAATCGTTTTCTTAAGAGTATTGTATTCTCCAAGAATCTGTTTCTTTAGTTTACGATCATCATCCTTAAACTCTTTATGATATTCCCAGATACGAAGAGATGACTCACGCATCTCTTTCCAAATCTTATCTTTCTCTTCCTTTATCTTCGCCTCAATCTCTTCAGATTTGGTATTAAGTTCTACCTTTGCTTCAAACTTTTTCTTATCAATGTCTTCTGAGAGCTCTTTGAGATTATATTCAACACGCTCTCTTAAGGTATCAATATGATCATTGACCTTAATAAAATCATCATCAATGACACTGAACGTCTTTCCGATCCATGAGAAATCGGGGACTTCATTGACTTCGTTTACCCACTTAGGGAACTTGGGAATGGATGCTTTTACAGCATCAATTGCTTCACAGATTGCCGCAATCTCAGCATCATAATATTTTACTTCTGGTAGATTTGTGACCTCTGTTTGAAGAGTGTCAATTCTATCTTCAATAGCATCTACCTGCTCATCATAATACTTGACTTCAGGAAGATCTTTGATTTCATTTCTTACAAGATCAATCTGTTCGCAGATTGCTGCTACTTCATTTTCATAGTATCTTACTTCTGGGATCTCTGGGATCTCGTCCCTTACCTGAGAGATCTGCTCAGCAAGTTGCTCTAGTTCTTTATCGTAATACTTAATCTCTGGAATGTCTGGGATGTCGTTCCTGACATCGTTAATCAGACGAATTAATTCTGGGAATGGGGGAACAATATCTTCTACTTCTGCGAAAGTATCTCCGTTCAGATCTTCAATGGTCTGAGTTTCTTCGCTTATTACTTCTTGCTCTTGTTCAATAAAATCTTCAACAGAGGGCAACTCCTCTTCAACTTCTTCTGTAATAAATTCATCAACTGACGGAAGATCGCTGTTATCTTCAGCGAAATCGTCAATTGAAGGTAAGTCCTCTCTTGACATTTTATTAGTAACTTAGTACTTCGGGATTTATCTCCCAGATTTATTTATCTTCTTCTTTAAGTCCAGACTTAAGAAGTTTTTGTAGTTCTGCTGTAGAACCAACAAACAAAGCATTGTTGACTGTTGATGGACCTCTTACTGGTTTTTCCTCTTCAATGTCCTTCAACTTTTTCTGAAGATCAATCAGTTTATCAGTTGCGTCTGCTACGTTCTTAATCAGTTGTCCAGCAACTTCATAAGCACGAGGCATTTCACTTTCTTGAGCGAGTTCAAGAATACCATTCAGTGCTTCTTGTCCTTTCTCAATGATTGAATACAGATTGCCACGAGTATATTCATAGTCCTTCTTTACATCCTGCACGGAGGATGCTGCTTCTTCTACCTTCTGTATCTCTTTTGTTTTTTCAGGCACTACTTCACTCTCAACATTAAAGGCATCGTTTAGATCATCAAATTTAGACATATATTATGTAATCGAACCACTAAATCCGAAGTCGTCTCCGAACTCAATCAGAGCATCATCCGCATCATTGATGATCTTGATAGGAGCACCATTGACGTGAGCAACAGCAGTTGTTCCATCCTGACCACGCTTAACATTAAGTCTATTTCCATTGATGGAGTTGATATACAGTTCTTCTCCTTCAATTTCAATGTAAGTCTTAGCAGTAAGACCACTAGCATCAACAACATCGAATGCTCTTGTTGATGTGGTAATGTCTTCTGTAATCGTTGTTTCGACTTCTCCAGTGTAATCCTTGATTGCTCTTGGAGTGGCACTGTAAGTAATATCGCGAGTTGTGCTTCTGGAATCTCCAGAGATGTAGTTGATCTTTGCGGTCTTGATGATATCCTTCGTAGCAGAGGATACAGGACCGAACATGAATGTTTTAGCAGTAAATCTCAAGGTATAAAGAAGAACACGTCTAGTAGTGTAGTCTCCTTCATAATCGTCCTGCATTGAGATGCTTTCTAGGACAATGGGAATATCTCTCTTCTCGTTAATAGACCCAACTAATTCAACTGTGAGATTATATGATGGTTGGAAATATGGTAAGATTTGCTCCACAATTTGTAGGGCATCATCATTCAACTTGGTCATGATTGCCAGTTCAAATGACATATTGTAAGGAACTGGCATGTATGCTTTTTTGGACTCAGACTCATCGTCTGGATCCTTCACTACAAACTGCTGAACTGTAGAAACCTTTCTAGCAGGATCATAAGTCAGTCCCGTGAACTCAAATGACATTCTTGGTAATGTCATCGCAGTTGCTTTATTCAAATCTGCTTGCTGTTCTAATCTCGCAAGAAACTTCTGAGTAGGACCATAAGCCAAAGGAACCCTGGTGATGTTGACGACATCATCATCTGCATTGGTAGTTTTGATTGTCAGTCCATTAAAAAGAGTACCAAAGGATATAATGGTTCTCCTCAAAATTTCGTTATAAAAATACTCAAACATTTTTTAGATTCCTTGTGAGTTTATTTAGGGTATTCCAAAGGGGTTCTGCTCAGAGAAGTCCAGAATGGCATCTGCTTGAGTTTCGATATTGATATTATCTGCGAATCCATCATCAACTGGTTCAAGACTAATGACTCTCAGTTGACGTGATGCGCCGGAAGAAGATCCAACGATTCTCTCTCCAACAGTCCAATCACCACTGACAGTGTAGACTTCCAACTCATTAGTAACAGAGTTCCAAGTCTTGACTCTTGCCGTGGTTCCACTAATAGATCCAGTGACGATTTCATTAAACGTGAATGAACCAGTGGAAGTGAGATCTGGATCTGAGATAGTGATGGTTGGTAGAGCAGTATATCCAGCACCAGAGTTGCTGAAGTAGATTGCTGAGATGGTTCCTGCTGCGCTTACAATAGCAGTTGCGGCAGCAGAGACTGTGGAGACCCCAGTAAACGTAATTGTTGGGTTTACAGTGTATCCAGCACCAGGGTTAGTGATGGTAGCAAGACCAACAATTCCAGTGTTGATGACTGATGTTGCTGCTGCCCCTGCACCATTGTCATTAGTGGCAGCAAAGAAGTTCACTGATGGTGGGTTGGTAGTCGCATATCCAGCACCTGGGTCAATCAACAGAACTTCCTGAACCACACCAAGACTTGGATTTGCGATTGTATTAGAACAAGCAGCGATTCCCGTAAGAAGTCTAGCCGTAGCAATACCAATTCTTCCACCATCTGGTGCTGAAGATATTGCCACTCTTGGCGGATTGAGATAAGAACTTCCCCTATCAGAAATTACAAACCTCTGAATACCATGATCAAACAGAGAGATTGTTGCCTCTGCTGTTACTCCGGTTCCAACCAAAGTAAGAGTCTGAGACGGTCCAATCAATGTTGGGATTCCATCTTCATTAACACCAGTTGCTTCATCTCCAAGAAGAACATCATCAATATTATCAACCCCAGTATCAATGAGTTCATCACCGAGACGGAAGAGTTCACATCTCAGTTCATAAACATAATTCTTTTGTAACTGATAAAATGGTTTCTCATGCTCAACATACTTAATCTCAAATAGACGATCTCCCAGAGGAAAATAAATTAAGTCTCCCTCTTTTGGTCTGGATGAGAGTTTAATGTTCTGCTCATTCTTAATCAGAGGTGAGATGTAAGTCTCATATCTTTCCTTTGAAATAATCAGAGTAATCTCATTCGTTGCTTGAATACCAAACTTAGACAGCAACGTTGGGTTATCTCCATATCCATCAAAACTCTCTACATATGCTTCAATGGGATATGCGTCATCAAAAGTTGATTGTACAACCTCTCTGATTATAGAATTCTCTGTGACGTATTTTCTGGGCAGATAATGAACCTCAACCCCATACATCTTCAACTGTTCGTTGATTAGATCTTGGAGCAGATTCTGCTCTGTCCTAGCACCTTGTTGAAAGAACGGGTTAAGCATAATATCAACCGATCATATCTAGAGGTGGAAGTTCGTAAGTAGAAGACATCTGCTCTCGGATTACTTCCAAGTCTTTCTGTGCGTCATCATAAATCTGTCTTCCATTTAACTCTATTCCACCAGGAAGTTTGACTCCTTGGAATTTGATTAAGTTCTGACCCCACTGTCTCTTCATCAGTGCGGTAGCATATCT